AGCCCCCGAAGCTCCCGCGGCATCCGCGCCCGTGGTCAAGACCGTGACGCTGGACAGCGCCTACACCCCGATCCGGTACATCGGCAAGCGCGAGACGTACACCGACGGGGCTTACCAGTCGCGGATCACCTGGAATCGCGGTGAGTCCAAGCCGGTGCCCAGCGCCATCGCGGCCAAGCTCCTGCAGCACCCCGACCAGTACGAACTGGGCGACCCCATCCCCATCACCGAAGAACTGCCCCAGCTGCCGGTCAAGACGGTCGACGACACCGAGGACCGCCTTCAGGACATGCGCAACTCGATCCAGAGCATGACCAAGAACGCTCTGATGGAGTTCACCAGCACCAACTACCGCGTCAAGATGGACAAGAACCAGTCCGTCAGCGCGATGCGCGCCCAGGCCACCCAGCTGCTGGACCAATTCGGCGTGGTGTGACATGGACCTGAGCCAACTGGTTGCCAAGTACCGGGCGGATGCGGATGATCTGGTAGCTCCCTACCTGTCATCCACCGTCTTGGTGCGCGGGTGGATCAACGAGGCCCAGGAGGAGGCCGCCATCCGCGCGCGCCTCCTGTTCGAGTCCAGCAACCCCGACATCTGCCAGATCGTGGTCGACGCGGCGGCCGTGACAGCCGGCACCAGGGTCTACAACCTGCACGAGGCCGTGGTGCACATCACCCGCGCCGTGTTCATCCCCGATGGCAGCACGACCGAGTACGAGCTCAACCTGACCGACCGGGTCGAGCAGGACCGGGCCTACCCCGGCTGGCGCTCGCGCGTGGACATCCCGCGCCAGGCCATCCAGGATGACACCCGTCTCGAGCTCGGCTGCAAGCCATCGGTGGCCGGCGTCATCCACATCGAGTGCTACCGCACGCCGCTGGCGCCGATCGAGGAAAGCGCGAACGAGACACCCGAGATCCACCGCAGCCACCATCGCCACCTGATCCACTGGGTCCTGCACCGCGCCTACAGCCGGCCGGACTCGGAGATCTACGACCCCAACCGGTCGGCGCGCGAGGAAGCCCTGTTCACCGAGCACTTCGGCATCCGGCCGAACGCCCATAACCGGCGCAACCTCGAAGCGAACCGCCAGCACCACAACCGGGCATGGTGATGAAAAACGCCAAGGTCGCCCAGTTCATGGGCCTCAACAACCAGTCCGACCCGCTGAATCTGGGCCTGGGGTGGCTGACGCAGGCCGACAACATCGACATCACTGACGCGGGGAAGATCAATCCGCGCGAGGGCTACGACCTGGACATCGCCGGCGAGATCCTGGGCGCCTACGCCACGATCGACCACCAGCGCCTGTTCTTCATCGACGGGACCAGCCTCAAGTCCTACGACCACGGCGCGCTGGCCGGCATCACCAGCCGGGCGCGCATGCACTGGTGCGAGGTCAACAACCAGGTGTTCTTCAACAACGGCGTGGACCGCGGGATCATCACGCCCGACAACCAGGTCATCGCCCTGGACTGGCCCGTGCCAGCCACTCCGGAGCTATCTGCCGTGTCGGGATCCCTGGCCCCGGGCAAGTACGACGTGCTGTGCACCTTCCTGATGGCCGACGGCCGCGAGACAGGCGCCGGGCAGTCGGCCAGCATCCAGATCGAGGCCGGGCAGGCCCTGCAGATCAGCAGCATCCCCCAGGCCGCGGGCATGGTGACCCGCACCTACATCGCCCCGGCCAACTCGACCGTGTTCCAGCTGGCCTACGAGGGCTACCAGACCGCCCGGCGCTGGGACTACTCGCCGACCTCGCTGGGCATCGACCTGGCAACCGACGACTTCGACCCGATCCCGGTGGGCGCGACCGTCATCCAGGTGTGGCGCGGCCGGCTGTACGCCGCGCAGCACTTCCCCGACAGCGACATGACCGCGGTGTGGCGCTCCCAGCCTCTGGGGTTCCACCTGTTCGACCTGGCCGCCGACTTCCTGGCAGTGCCCGGGCAGGTGCAGATGCTGGCACCGACCCCGACCGCGCTGCTGATCGGCACCGATCGGGCCATCCATACCTACGACGGCGAGAACCTGACCGAGCAGGCCAGCTACGGCGTGGTGCCGGGCTGGTGCTGGGCGCGCGACGACGACGAGGGCGGGGAGTCGATCGGCGTCTACATCTGGACGCAGCGCGGCCTGTGCAAGGCCATGCCGTTCACCAACCTCACATCCGGCCACCTGAGCGTGGCACCAGGCATCCAGGCCGGCGCGGCTGTCATCGCGCAGGGCGGGCAAAAGCGGTTCGTTGCAGTCCTGCACCAGGGCGGGACGGCCTTCAACTCACGGTAACAAGGAGATCCACTATGACCACTCGACTTTCCACCGGTATGCGCAACGGCCTTGCTGGCACATTGGGCTTCCAGGGCATGTTCAACAAGAGCTACGCCGAGGTCTACAGCGGCCAGCAGCCTGCAAGCGCCGACGCAGCCAAGACCGGCACGCTGCTTGGGGTCGTCACCCTGGATGGCGCGGCGCTGACCAAGGAAACCCGTGCCGTCGGCTCAGTGACGATCACGGGCGCTTCGGGCGGCTCGATCAACAGCATCACGGTCGGCGGGCTCAACATCATCCCCGACGGCGCCATCGCGGTGTCTGGTGACACGAACGCGACCCTGGCGGCGAAGCTGGCCGACGCGATCAACCGCAACGGCATCATGGAGGCGCGTGTCTCGGGTGCTGTGGTGTCGATCTACGGCCGGCTCGGCACCGGGGTGACGACCGCAGCTGTCACCGGCAGCCTGACCACCGCCACCGCGAGCTATGCCAACATGGCCAGCGGCGCGGCACCGGTCAATGGTCTGGTCTGGGCGCCACCGGAAGCCGGTGTGATCTCCAAGCCTTCCACCGCGATCTGGAAGTTCACAGGCCTGGCAGTCGGTACCGCTGGCTGGATGCGCCTGTACTCCAGCGACACGGCCGACACCGGCGGGCTGCTGACGGGCGCACCGTGGTACCCGCGCATGGATGTGGCCTGCGGCGTCGGATCCGGCGAAGCGCAGCTGTCCAGCCTGTCTGTCTCGGTCGGAAGCCCGCACACCGTCGACTCCTGGACCTTCACCGTGCCCGCGCAGTGATGAAGGATGGAGCACAAGCTGATCCTGGGGGGCGAGCAGTACCTCCCGTTCGCCCGCAGCCGGATCAAGGCCATGCGGGCGACGGGCGCGAGGTACGCCTCCAAGCGGTTTGTGCTCCCTGACGCCGAGGTCAACGTCCAGATCGTGGGCCAGCAGGCCTACATCCGCATCAACGGCGGCACTTACGACATCCTGAGCGGTGTCACCAAGGACGGCAACATCATCGCGGGCGACCCGGACACCCTGCGCAGCTTCAAGCCGACCGCGGAGACGATCAAGTTCATCCTGGGCAACCCGGCGGCCAACACCGACTTCCACGACGAGCGGCGCCTGGCAATCGAGGCGCATGCCGACCTGGGCGTGTCCGGCTCCCAGTACCGGGACATCTGCTCCTCGATGTACTCGGGCACCATGACCAAGCTGGCCCAGATCATCCTGGGCCTGGGCAAGTCCAAGCGGGTGAAGGACGGGGTCCAGCTGCGCTACGACTACCGCTGGGCCCTGTGCCATGGCGTGCTGACCGCCCCGGACGGCAAGAAGTGGCTGGTCCAGATCAGCAGCGCCGGGGTGTTCGCCATGCGCGTGCCCATCTTCAAGGGGAGCCAGGGCGGCGCCGGCAGCAAGCAGACTGCGGTGCGCGAGGCCGTGCGGCTGTTCGGCGGGGTGCCGTCCGGTGCGCCGTTCCCCACCGGTGCGGCCCTGACCGCGGCGATCGAGGCCGGCACGGTCCTCGAACTGGCGACTGCCTCGGACATGGCGCCGGTCTTCGCCAAGACGGCCTACAGCACGGTCATGGGCTGGTCCTTCAACAACGCCGGCACCCAGGCGCACAACACCTGCTACTCGGAATCGGCGGGGGTCTACACCAGCTACCACTACCGGCTGGATATCGCGCTCACCGGCGCCACGCTCACCCTGGTCACGAGCGGCACGATCAAGGGCGGCAACCGGTTCAAATTCTGGGAGCCGACGACCTCGAACTACGTGCGGATCCCCAACAACACCTGGTCATCGGGCGGCGCCGAACTGTCCAAGGTGCCGGTGTTCGTGTGCCATGTGAACGACACCCTGGAGATCGTGTCGCATTGCATGCACCACACGGCCGGGGGCACGACGGAGGAGCGCAGCCCGGGGACGGCTGACATGGAGGACTACCGATCCGTGAGCCTGCGCGCGATCAACCCGTACACCGCTGATTGGGTCGTGCTCACTGGTGCGTTCAGCTATTCGACATACGCCGAGGGGACCAGCATCCCAGGCACGGGACAGGTCGGGGTGTCCAGAATCACCTGGTCCAATGTATCGACCTACGGGACCTTCATGTTCGGCGGGAACCTGTACGAGTGCCCGGCCTACACCACGACAACCGTGGCCAACCAATATGCCGAGACGATCGGCTGCACGCTGGCTGGAACCCGCGACGGGTATGCCCTGCGGTCCGAATCGAAGACGTCGAGCATCACCACCGTGCGCGATATCCACGAGGGTGACGCTGGTGCAGGTGTCGCGGTCGGAATTTGGATGGGGTACAGCCCAGGCGGTGGCATTGTCGGTGCGACTTCTCAGACTCCGACTCCTGGCACGCCACCCTACACGGCAACCACATCGACCGGCACGACGCACCCGAAAACCGACACCGTGTCGTCTTTGTCCGATGGGCGAGGGCGCATCGACAGCACCGAAACCTTTGCCACGTCAGGCGACCAGACCACCACCGATGGGGTGTGGAAGTCCACCGGCGGCACCTTCAACCTGCGCGCCAGCAAGTTCGGCACCAAGCGCGAGATCATCTTCTCAAGGAAGATCACCGACGGCAATGCGGTCGGCTCCGACGGCGCGCTGCTGGGCTATGACGGCTACGCCAACCAGCACATCGCATTCGTGGGGTACATCTGATGGCCATCATCCTGCAAGACAGCTTCGTCGGCTCGGCCGGCGACATGGACGGGCGGACCCCGGACACAACCTTCGCCACGCTCAACTGGGTGACCGACCCGGGCGAACCCATCAACCTGGACGGTACCGGGGCGGCCGAGAGCGCGGACCAGTCGGTCGTCGATGCTCGCGGCTTTGCCGACGTCGGCCTGGGAGGCACCACGGACCACGGGCTGCCCACCGGCGTCACCACCACCGTCACCTTCGTGGTCAAGACCGGCGCCAGCGTGACGCAGGGCAGCACGGCCTATGAAGGCTTCGGGCTGACCGTGGAAGCGGGCGAGACGACCTTCGGCTGCGGGCTGTTCGGCCCGACCTCCGGCAGCGGCTTGCCCTGGCAGGTCACCGAGCAGGATGCCGGCGACAGCAATGCCGTGACCACGCCGGCGATCAACACCGAGTACACCGGCACCTACGTGATCGAGGACGGCGCCCAGACCCTCACGTTCATGGGCAACACGATCAATTCGACCGTGGCCTTTGTCAACCCGGCGCTGGGGGTCAATCGCGTCAGCATCAAGGTGGGCGCCGGCTTCAAGCTGATGTCCATCCTGGTCGAGGACGACCGAGTCATCCCGATGGACGTGACAACCACGATGCCGACAGCCTCGTCCAGCCTGCGGACTGGCGCCCGTATCGCTGGCTCAATGCCAGCACCGCGCGTGGCGGCCACGATGCGCCGCAGCGCAGAATCCGTGACCACTGAAATGCCGATGGCTCAGGTCAGCGCGCGGCTAGGCAACAACCTCCGCACGGCCATGCCGATGCCTGTGGCGGCGGCGGCGGTGACAACCACCATCATGGTGAACGTCCAGGCCTCGATGCCGTTGCCCAGGACTGCCGCCGTGATCACCGCGCCAGCGATCGCCAACGTCACGACGACCATGCCGATGGCCCGCTCGGCTGCTCGCATGGGGAACCGGGTCGGCGCTCAGATGCCGCGTGTCACGACACTGGCAACCGGCAGGACAGGAAGCGTGATCTCCGTCACTACGCTCATGCCCATGGCCAGCGTCGATGCGCGGATCACCGCAGAAGGCGTCATGCAGGTCGCGTGCGCGATGCCGATGTTGCAGCCAGGCCCGTGGGGCCGCGTCACTACCGTCATGCCGATGGCGCGGGTCAGCATCATCGCCCAGTCAGTGGTCGAGGTCACCTATGAAGCCTATGCCGTGAACCTCAAGCCCGGCCCGAAGATGCCCAACCAGGTCACGCGCTACACGAACTACCCGTTCAACCAGATCGTGCGGTACCGCGGCCGCTACCTGGGCGTGGCTGACGATGGCCTGTACGAGCTCGGCGGCGCGACCGACTACGCCACCCCGACGCCCGCCAAGGTGGCCTGGGCGTGGAAGACGGGCATTACCGACTTCGGATCCAGCCAGATGAAGGCCGATCGCCAGGCTGTCATCGGTGGACGCCTGGGCGCCAGCGTGGTGGCATCGGTATCGGCCGGCGAGAAGGCCGACGTGACCTACACCTATGCCCCGATGCGCGGCTCCGACGCCCAGAACTACCGGGTGAAGTTCGGCAAGGGCTTCAAGGCGCGCTACTACTCGTTCGGCCTGTCGGGCACGGGCGCAGAGGGTGACATCGACATCATCGACTTCGACGCTGAAAACTACTCAAGGAAGGTCTGACCATGGCAGACGTAAACACCCAAATCACGCAAGCCCAGAACTACGCGACCAGCGTCAAGGAACAGGCCGACGAGGCAATTTCCCAGATGCGCGCGGACATCAACAACATCGGCTTCACGCTGGTGTCGTTCAGCGGCGCCAATCTGCCGGAAGCGCCCGAAATCCCCGACGCCTTGACGGCTCCGACTCTCACGCCGGTGAATCTCGAGCTACCGGCCGAGCCCTCTACGGCGCCCGAGTTCCTGCCCATCAGCCCGATCGAGCCCGGCATCGTGCCGGTGCTCACGGCCACGGCCCCGACCGTCACCCTGCCGACCCTGCCCAACCAGGCGGCCGAGTTCACCGTCACGCCGCCGGCCATCACGACCGACTTCGCATTCCCGGACCTGCCGGCCGAGCTCGTGAACCCGGTGATCGCTGCGCCGACGCTGCCTGACCGCATCGAGCCCACGGCACCCACGATCGCGCTGCCCAGCTTCGACGCCGTGGCGCCAACCGGCGACATGACGCCGCCGGCAGACCTGGCCGGCCAGATGGTGGCGGCCTATAACGACGTGCGGCCGGCCATGGTGGCGACCTTGGGTGCCCACATGGACGCCTGGCTGACCCGGCACAACCCGCAGTTCTTCACCCAGTTGCAGCGCATCGAGGACCAGCTGGCCACCTACCTCGCTGGCGGTACCGGCCTGGCCGCCGACGTCGAGGACGCCATCTACGAGCGCGCGAAGGACAAGGAGATCGCCGAGGCCCGGCGCTCCAGCCGGCAGGCCTACGCCAACGCCGCGGCGCGCGGCTTCACGATCCCCGACGGGGCGGTGTTCAGCCAGGACGCCCGGGCCCGGCAGGCTGCCTCGGACAATCTGGCCCGATCGGCCAACGAGATCGCCATCAAGCAGGCCGAAATGGAGCAGGCCAACCTCCAGTTCGCGGTGACGACCAGCGCCAACCTGCGCCAGTCGGTGCTCTCCGCCTCCCTGAGCTACCACGGCAACCTGATCAGCATCAACGGCCAGGCCCTGGACTACGCGCGCAGCGTGGTGGCCAACGTGGTCGAGGTCTACAACCTGACCGTGCGCGCATTCTCGGCCCGGCTGGAGGCCTACCGCGCAGAGGCGGCGGTGTATGACACCCGGCTCAAGGCCGCGCTGGCCAGCCTGGACGTCTACCGCACCCAGATTGACGCCTTGCGGGCGCTGACGGACGTCGATCGGGCCAAGGTCGATGTGTACCGGGCCCAGCTGGGCGCCCTGGAGACGCGCGCGCAGATCTACCGCACCCAGGTGCAGTCCATCGTGGAGCGCGCCAACCTGGAAAAGCTCAAGGTGGACCTGTTCCGCACCCGCGTGGAGGCCTATGTGGCGACCGTGCAGGGCAAGCGGGCCGAGTACGACGGCTACAACGCGGCGATCAACGGCCAGGAGGCGCTGGTGCGCATCTACGGCACCCAGGTAGACGCATGGAAGGCCGAGCTCGACGGTTTCCGGGCCAAGATCGAAGCCCAGGCGGCCACGATCCGGGCCCAGGCCCAGACCAACGACGCGCTGGCCACCCGCTACAAGGCCGAATTGGACGCCTACTCCACGGTGGTGGACGCCCGCGGCAAGAAGGCCAATGTGGAACTGGATGTGCAGCGCGCCGAGCTCAACGCCTTCGAGGCGCAGGCCCGGGCCACGACCGAGACGGTGCGGCTCCAGGCCTCGGTGTTCGAGGCCCGGTCGCGCATCATCCTGGAGAACACCCGCCTGGAGGTCGAAACACTGATCAAGAACGCCGAAATGGTGTCCAAGCGCGCCGAGACGACCGCAGAGCTCGGTGCGGCGCTGGCCAGGGTGTTCGAAGGGATGGCCGGTGCGGCGCTGTCGGGCATGAACACCCTGGTAGCCAATACCCTTGCCGAATAACCCCCGGTAGGGTTTGCCCATCTGGGGGGCGGTCCCCAGAATGCCCCGAACTCCCGAGGCATGCCATGGACAAACCCACCAAGACGAGCACCGCCAAGCGCGGTGTGAATCTCCCCCCGCACGACCCGTTGCTGTTCAGCGAATACCGCCTGGCGCGCTCGTCGCCGGCACCAGCCGCGCCGCCCGCCATGGGCGCGGCACCTGCACCCGCCATGCCGGCGCCCGCTGCGCCGATCGCAGTCCCCGCGGCTGCTGCCGGCCCGATGTTCCAGAGCCCGGTACCGCGCGCGCCGGACCTGCTGGCCGGCCAGGTCAACCCGACCAACGCGGCCATGGTGGCCAACGGCCGGTCGCCCGTGCCCATGGTTCCGGAGATCAAGGCGCCGGCCTTCACGACCAGCCCGGGCGCTGCACCGCGCACCAACGGCGTGCCTTTTGTCATGCCGCCCGACCCGATCCAGGCCACGACGTCACCCGGTGCGGCGCCGGCGCGTCCGGCTGCACCGGCGGCCAAGCCGGCCCCTGCGCCATTCAGCGGGGATCCGCTGTTTCCCAACGCGCAATACCGGGTGCCCAACACGAGCGAAGCCCCGCCGAAGCCGATCACCGGCGGTCCGACCATCCCGGACCCGGCATCGGAAGCTGCTCCGAAGGTGCGGCGCGGTACCGGCTTCACCGTGACCGAGCCGCCGAAGCCTCCCTCGATGGGCGCGCGGGCTGCCAGGGCGGTCCGAAGCGCCGCCGGCCCGGCACTGGGCGCCGCGGCACTGATCCCCGAGCAGCTGGACGTGGCCAAGGTCGCGGCCGATCCGAACGCGACCAAGCTCGATGTGGCAACCCAGCAGGGCCAGGCGCTGGGTCGATACGGCGCTGCCGGCGTGGGCGCGGCCATGGGTGGTGCTGCAGGGCTGGCGACCGGCCCGCTCGCCCCGGTCGTGGCGCCGATCGCCGCCATTGCGGGTGGCGCGGCCGGCTACTGGGCTGGTGACAAGTTCATCGAGGGCGCCCGCCGGTTGATCGGCGTCGATCCTGCCGCACCGGCCAGCCGGGTCCCGGCACCCGCAGCGGCGCCGGTGGCTGCCGCGCCGGCTGCCGCTGCGCCTGGTGCTGCATACCCGGAAACGGCCGGCAACCGCCAGCCCGCGGCGCCCGTCGCTCCGACGGCCGTGGCCCAGGCCGTTGCGAACCCGACCAACCCCAGTGGTGCGGTCACGCGCATCGGCAACTCCTACAGCGGTGCCCCGGGGATCTCTGGCGACATCACCGTCAACGGCAAGGCGCCCGGCGGTGGTTTCATGGCCAATGGCGGCACGCCTGGATCCGGTGCACGGCTGGGTGTGAATCCGTCGGTGGACCTGGCGCTGTCCGAAGCCCGCTCCGCGGCCATGGCGCGCGGTGATGTCGAGGCGGTCAAGGCCAGCTACGGCGGCGACTTCGGCCCGAAGGTCGACCCCGTCGAGGCGCTGATCAACAACGGCCGGCCCATGACCACCAAGAAGGCCGCGGCGATCGCGGCGCTTCAGACCAACACGGCCAACGCTGAATCGACCCGGGCCACCCAGCAAGCCACCGCCCGGCGCGCAGGCATCGAGGCCGAGGGCCTGGGCATGGACAACAAGGCCAAGGCCCGCCTGGGCGTGCTCCAGGATGCACTGTTCAACGCCAAGACCCCCAAGGAGCAGGCCGCAGCCGAGGACAAGCTGCGCGCGTTCCAGGGCAAGTACGAGAAGCCGGCACCGCCCGAGGAATACGCCTATGCGCCGGGCGGCCAGGTCGCCGACGAGAACGGCGTGGTCACGACCCAGCCTGGCGTGATCTTCAACAAGCGCACCGGCGAAGTGCGCCAACAGCCGCAGGCCCAGCAGCCACGACCCCCGCCCGCCGGGGCCGTTGCCGAGCTCAAGTCCAACCCATCCCTTGCCGCCGCCTTCGACGCCAAATACGGGGCAGGTGCTGCCGCCCGTGCACTCGGAAAACAGTAATGGCCACCAACCCCTTCGACAAGTACGACGGCGCCCCCGCCGCCCCCAACCCCTTCGACAAGTTCGACGACCCCAACTACAAGCCTTCCGGCGCATTCCGCCGGGGTGTCACCGACAAGGTGCTGGGCGTGGCCAGTGGCGCGCTGGGCCTGACGAAGGCGATCGCGGACTCCGCCGGTGCCAACAACCAGGTGTCCCAGACCCTGGACAAGGGCGTGAAGGGCATCGACAGTGCCTTAAGCCCGGAGGCGCAGGCCGATCGCGCGGAGCAGTCGGCCATCATGGACGAGGCCAAGGGCAAAGGCGTCTGGGACCAGGTGAAGGCAGGTGCCAGCGCGTTCGGCGTGGCCCCGGTGCAGACCACCGCCCAGGGCGTGGGATCCGCTATCCCCTTCATCCTGGGTGCAGTCGGCGGCGCGCCGGTCGCGGCCGGCATGGGTGTGGCCGCCGGCGTGGGCACGGTGAAGGGCTCCATTTTCGAGGACATCAAGAAGCGCGGTACCGCCGCCGGCATGTCCGAGGCGGATGCGACCGCTGCGGCGACCAAGGCGCAGGAGTACTCCGGCGAGAACCAGGACCAGATCGCCCTGGGCGGCGCGCTGGGTGTCGCCGATGCCCTGACCGGTGTCAGCCGTATCGGCGGCAAACTGCTGCGCGAGGCGGCCGGCAAGCCCGTCGCGGCTGCCGCGGCAAAGGGTGTCCCGCGTGGTGTGCTGGCCCGCGCCGGTCTGGGTGCGGCCGAGGAAATGCCGCTGGAGGCGGTGCAGGGGGGCCAGGGGCAGTATGCGGC